CATTGACCAACGAAGTGGGTGTTCCTGTGCCGGTCACTGTGGCCCAGCTGCTTTTCCAATCATTGGTACCAAGTTGTACCCAGTTGTTGCTGGAATTTTTGTAGTAAACAGGAGTTTTTACCGATTGTGCAACCACTGCATAGTCACCAATACTGCCAATACTGGCTAGTGGGGTGTAGTCATTGCTGCCTGCGTTTACAACTTCTGTATCATCAGTAATGGTAATAGGGGTTTTTACAGTAAAGGTAGCTGTGGTTTGATTCCATTCCTGGATACCCCAGACACTGGTTGAAGTGTCAAGCCAGAATGTTCCGTCAGTGGCATTGCCCAAAGGACGAGTTAAACTGGCAGTGAGTTCTGCTAGGTCAATATCCACACGCTGAACATAAGCACGATTGGTAATACCCAATGAACTGTATGCTGCCAACAAACCGTATTCGTTGAGCTCGTAACCGTTGATTGGTGTACCAGCAGTGGTTTGATAGAAGAAAGGCACGCCAAATGTAGCTGCCAAATCACGCTGACTGGTGATGAGATAAGTTTTGTTAGCATTTGCTGCTAAAGTACCTGGTGCTACACTAACACCACTTGCACTGATTTTGTTTTGTGCGGTAGCAATTAGAAAGTAAGGTACTGTGTTGACAGCAGAAGGGATATATTGACTCTCGTCAATAACTGTTACTTCTACGCCGGGTGATACTAGAGCCATAGTCTATTCCTTTTCAAGATATCAATATTTATAGATATCCTCCAAAATCGCCGCTCTAGCGCACCCTTTGGCAAAGGTCCACCTATAAATACACCATGCAAAGACCCACTTGTCAAGCCTGTGGCCAACGCCCTTGTGCTGTAAACTATGTTAAAGACGATGTCAAGCACTATCGCAGTCGCTGTGAAACGTGTGCTAGGAAAAATCGAGGACTAAAAAAGAGAATACCCCGCTGGGAGGCAGCAGGGTATCGTAAGAAAATGACTTGTGACAAGTGCGGGTTCAAAGCCCGCTATTCTGCACAAACTCTAGTGTATCACATGGATGGAAATCTCAACAATACAGCACCAAAGAATCTTAAAACTGTGTGCCGGAACTGTGAAGTTGACCTAGCAAAATCTGATTCTGTATGGCGGCCCGGTGATCTGCAACCAGACGTGTGACTAACTCACGAGTATTGCGTTTTAGATCCGCTAGCGTACCATTGTTATCAACAACATAATCTGCCATCCAGATTTCCAAGCTCATGCTGCTCTTGTCCTCTTGTGGCAGGTGATCGCTACGATCTACCCAGATAGCGTACTCAAACACGTTTGTGTTCTTCATGGCATGAAATTCGCTTTTGTTGCGCAGCCCGCAGTAGATGTTATTTTCAGCAAAAATCTCACGCCCTAATCTAGCATAATCATCTTTGCAATATGCATGAATCATGTCATACCACTCTGCTCTATGATTATGTCGATCTTCAAAACACTGCTCATAGCTAGTGTATCCGTACTTGTCTTTGAGTTCTGCATAGATAAATTTTTCAGCACAAAAGTCTGAACTAGAGCGAAAACTGTAGCCAAATTCTTCACGCAGAATATCGCATACAGTGTCTTTGCCGTGGCGAGCATTGCCAATAATCAGCAGTTTAGGAAGGGTCATTTGAGTTGAGTTACGTTAAGGTGTTTAAGTGTGTTTTGCAACATACCAATTTGTCTGCGACAGTCTTCTAGCGCATGGTGGCTAGTGGGAGGAATAGGCTGATCAGGCCACAAGCTAAACACAGTACGGCTGTCTCGCACCATGTAGTATTTCCAGGGCAAAGGCTTGCGATAGCTTTTGTAGGCATGTTCCAAGATGTTCATGTCGTATGTGGGACCTTGTGCCCAGATCAGCTTGGCGTGCCAAATCAGCTTGCCCAGTTCGTCTAATGCTTGGTCTAAAGGGATGCGGCCTTCTTCATTGAACGCTTCGTCCCGCACTATAGCAGGCTGGGTCGCCCACCAATCAATTGTGCCCTGATCAATAGCGCGGTCAGGTTGGCTTTCCAGCGTTACTCTAGCATAGTAAGATTGTTCGTAATGTCCGTGCCCAAAAGGATCAAACGCCTGGGCCGCTATGGTGAGAATACAGGTATCCGGGCCAGTTGCTAGCCCTTCTAAGTCGATCATTAGGTGCATACTGCATTATAGCAGACATGCACTAGTATGTCAATTAGCCAATTACCCAAGTTAGAGGTTGTGAGCCATCTACATAGTTCTTGAGTTGTTCTTCTAGTGCTGCCATTGCTTCTTTGGCTTCGGCTTTCATGGCCGCACCGTTTAGAGTGCCGCCACCTTGTGGACCAGCAATGGTTCCAAACTTCTCACGTGCTTCGCCGATAATCATTTTGCAGTTAGCGACCATGTAGTCCTTGATCCATTGACTAATTTGGAAGTCTGACAGCAAGTTGATTTCAGGCTTTAGGTTATAGGTCCACAGCAGAACGTTTTCGCCAGTGCCTTTCGGATCGCGCACTAGCTGGAGTTTTTTGGTTACAGGGTTAAAAGTGTAGTTCATATAGCCACCAAACATACGTGCGGCAAGTTCTACATATTGGCTATAGAAATCGTATGTAGCAAGGCCACCTGCTACGTTGAAGTTCATAAGATACACGTTCAGCGATGCTTGAGCAAATGGGTCAAAGTTTGACGCAAATGGGCCAGTGGAATCACCGAAAGTTCTGCGAAAGATTTGCCTTACAGTAACAACTTCTTGGGGTAATTGGTAAATGTTTACATCACGGACTAGTTCCATGAATGAGTATGATTCTTCGTAGGCGCCTTGGGCACGTTGACGATAGGTGCCAATTGTTTTTTGGTATGCTGATTCGTAGTGAGCTGGATCCAACTCGACGTCTACAATATCGCCGCCGAGTTGAAGCCGTACATAATCGTTTAGATTTTGTTTTAGTGTGTCAAGACTGTTTTGTTGCTGTTCTGCCATGGGGGACTCCGTCCCCATTATTTACCAGCTTTTAAGGATCACAATGTTCTCTGTACCGCGACCATTGAACTGAGTTTCTGTAGTTGTGAGCTCTTTGAACAGTTTACGAGCAGCCGGCTTGCCTGCGGCACTGAGTGCTTTCAGGGTTTCTGCTGGCTTACGCACAGTTTTTTGCACAGTTTCTACGGTGCTAAATCCAATGATAGCATTGTTCTTGATAGTAAAAACTTTGGCGTACTCGTCGGCTACAACGTGAATCAACTTGCGCTTCTTGGTGTCATACAACCAAGCTTCTGCCTTGTCCACCAGTTGCGCTGCCGGTAGTGACTTGAGTTTAAGTTCAGCAAACTCAGCTTGGATCTTGAATTTGGCCGCTTTCTTCTCTGGCGGCACCGCCTTGACTTTGCGCGGTTTGCGTTCCACTTTCTTGATCTGAACGTAAGAGCCGCAGTCGCTGATCACCAACTCACAAAACTTAACACAGTTTTTGAGTTGTGTTTTGGTCATGTAGTCATAGGCTTTTGCAACTTCTGCATCCTTGCCCTCGGCCGCTGTTTCAAACTCAGCTAGTTTACGGGTCCATGTGTCTTTGATCATTGATACCATTTGCGGTGCAATGTTCATGCTTCGCATCAAGCTCACAGGTTTGTAGTCAGCGTTGAGTTTAGCCCCAGACATGATAAACTCGTCAAACAAACCATCCATTTCACCCAGGCACTCGCTTGCCTTTTCACGCAAACGATCCTGGATCGTAAGTTTAGAAGGGGCAGTTTCGTCTACCACTGCAACTTCTTCAATCACAGCTTCTTGCTTGGATTCTAAAATCTCTTTCAGCAAGTTGTCTAGTTGAATCTGCTCATGGTCTGACAGTTCTAGTCCTACCATGCTCATGCGACACAGCCAGCCTGTGGTCAAACGTATCGAGCTGTCCGGGACACCTTTTAGCAGTTTAACATCTGCCTTGCGGTCGTGGCTTTCGAGATAGTTAACAATCATGTCCCGGGCATCTTTTTTGCCGTAGAAATAGTTGTACCACGAAAATGCTTTGCTCAAGGCACTGATACGGTTATCAGTGGGTTGCACATTCCAAGTAGGTTCCATGCCCATGGCATTGGTATCTGCACTACGCGGATTCAGTGGTTTAACGGGCTTAAAAGCTACTTTCATACGGGCTCCTTAGTGGATATTTTGTAATTATAGCACTTGCTCAATTTATGGTCAACCACTAACTAAATAGTATTACCATGCCCCGTTTAAGTTTATACCGCCCAAATCGCACAAAAGATTACCAATTCATTGATCGCACAATCAAAGAAATGTACACCGTTGGTGGTGTGGATATCTATGTGCACAAATACATGGGACCACAAACTGGTGGCGAGGATTCGGCGTTTTCGGGCAATGCAGATGCTACTCAACCCATTTACGAAACTCAGAATCCTCTAAATATACAAGATCTATTGCTGTTGGAAAACCGCGACAGAATCTATGACCAAGACGTGTACGTCATGCGTGGAGTATTCCAAACACAGGACATTGATTTTGATCTGAGTCAATTTGGATTGTTTTTGAACAACGATACCTTGTTTATCACATTCCACTACAACAAAATGATTGACGAGTTTGGGCGTAAACTCATGAACGGTGATGTGCTAGAAGTGCCTACTCTCAAAGACTACTATCCACTGAATGCCAACATTCCCGAAGCCTTGCCCAAGTACTACGTGATTCAAGATGCTGCTTTTGCCAGCGAAGGCTTCTCAATGACCTGGCTGCCACAC